TGATTTGGCTAAACAGTATCAGAAGGTTGCTGATAGATTAGATCCTGACGGTCTGACTATTAATCGCGCATTACCTACAATCAGCGTAGGTGGATTGAGTAAGGCTGAAAAAGCGCAGATGGTTGAGGATCCTGATGCCATTCAATTTTTATTTGCACGTGGTCAGAATGATATTCCCGGAGGTCCCAATGGCTAACGATGTGCGTGTGGTTGATAGAGGTTGGGATAAAATGCAGTCATTTTTCAAACAATACTCCAAAGGCAAAGCGGCCGCCGTAGGAATTATGAGTTCTAATGCCTCTGCCGATCACGATGGATTGACCAACGCAGAGTTGGGATCGATTATGGAATACGGCAGTACGGACGGTCGTATTCCAGAACGATCTTTTTTTAGATCCACTTTAGATGAACAACAGAGCCGTATAGAACAAGAGCAGTCGCGTATTTTAAAATCGGGGCTAGAGGGTAAACAATTGGAAGGGGAACTTTTGCTTCTTGGCGAGGAGGTGAAAGGGAAAATTCAGGATAAGATTCGAAGTCAACCTGCGGAATGGCCAAAGCTAGCGGCAGCTACTGTCGAGAAAAAGGGTGGTGATGATCGTATGTTGATAGAAACCGGACAGTTGATAAATTCTCTATCTGCAGAAGTGCGTGATCTATGACCAAAGAATCCGATCCTGTTTTACGAGCTTCTCCAATGGCTCTTCAGATGCGTCGTCGTATCGAGGTTTTGTCTATAAAAAGGCGATCCGTTTCGTATACGGACGGCATAGAGACAACCGTAGAGACGCTGTCAACTCTGGGGGCCTCTGTGCAGCCTATGGCGCAAAGCGAAATTGATGCTCGTGATGACACTAGACATGTTAAGGGCGGGATAAAGTTATTTGCTATCGACGGAGAGATAGTTACACAGACTAATTCGGGTATGGCCGATTTGGTTGAATATCCTGTAGGATCTAATATCTGGTATGAGATTCAGATGCAGGATTTTTGGCCAAATCACCAAGAGGCCACGGCTTTGTTGATTGAGCGATAATAGGTATGACGATTTCAGATCCTATAGATATGCGCGAATTCATGAAGGCTGTTTATGACTGGTATACGTCTTCGACCGGTCTATTTACCATATGGACGGGTCAGTCGAAAACGCGACCTTCATATCCTTATGGAACATTGACATTGGTATCCGGACCTATACCTATTGCTAATCAACCCGAATTGCGATATGACGATAACCCAACGCAACCTGCCCCATCTGGAGCTGAACTTGAACTTGTGCATAGTATACCGTGCACAATTACGGTGTCCTGTCAAGCAAGGGTTTCTCAGGATAATGCAAACAGCCCTGATACATTTGCAAAGAATTATACGAACCGTGCGTTATTGGGGCTTAGTCAGTTGACACAGCGGGCACTTTGGCGTGAGGCAAATATAGGGATTATCGAGGCGCGCGTTCTGTCTTTACCTCCAGACAGACTCGGAGAGGCTTTTATTTCTAGAGACGGTTTGGAGATTGTATTTACGGTGGTTTTGAGTTCTACGGAATTCGAAACATACATTGAAAAAATGGACATCGAATCTCCTGATTTGGGGATTCCTACTACAACATTGCCAGAATAGGAGATTGTAATGCCTTCCCTGGACCAATTATATCCAACGACGATCACGGCAGCGACGTCTTTTCCATCCCAGCAGGGATTTGGCACGCCGCTGATCACAGCCTATCATTCGATAGGCACCGAGCTGGTACAAAAGTACACTAGTGTTTCTGATATGATTACGGCTGGATTTCCAGCCACACATCCCGCAGTACTAGCGGCCACGGCTATCGTATCGCAAAACCCACACCCGCCAGAATTCCTGATAGGAAGGGAAATAAATACGAGTGGTCGTGTCGTTAAACTTATCCCAAACGCTTCTCGTCTATTCGCAAACTACGCATATACCGTATATGTTAATGGACAAGCTGCAACTTATACTAGTGGCGGATCTGCTCCAACCGTAGCAGCGATCACCGCTGGATTGAAAACGGCAATAGATGCGCTATCAATCACTGGAGTTACGACAACCGATAATAGTACTGATTTGACTGTTACAGCAGCCGTAGCAGCCAATAATTACACTATCTACGCCGCGAAATTTAACGATATTCAGATTGAAGATAATACTACAGATGGTGGATTCGTTACTGATTTTACAAATATGCGGGCTGAGAATGATGATTTTTATTTTGTCATTCCCACTATCAAATCACATGCCGTATTAACAGCAGCGGCGGCTCATATAGAGACCCTGACCAAGATCCTATTTTCTGGAAGCTCTGATTACGATATTTGGGGATCTGGATCTTCCGATGTTTTATCAACATTGCAGGCTGCCAATTATGATCGAACTGTAATTATGGCACATCACAAACCTGATATGCATTATCCAGGGGCCGCGTGGGTAGGTGTTGGTGGCCCCTATGATCCAGGTTCGATCACGTGGGCCTACAAGACGCTAAACGGTGTTGAAACTACAGGATTCAACGCCACACAACAGGGTTATATTGCGGGCAAGAGCGGAAACTATTATCAGAGCCTTAGTGGTCTTTCTATTACCTGGGAGGGCAAGAGTGTTAGTGGGGAGTATATTGATATTATCCGTACTATTGATTGGACAAAAGCCCGAATCCAAGAAGGTGTTTTCGGTCGGGCGCACAATAGTAAAAAAATACCATTTACTACGGCGGGACTTAATATGATCGAGAGTGAAATAAGGGCTGTTTTTAAAGCCGGTGAGAATTCCGGAGCTTTTGTTTCTGGTGAATATAACGGAACTACATATCCGTATGTGATCATGCCTTCACTGTCGGATATACTGCCTGCTGATAAAGCTGGGCGCCATTTGAAAACTGTGAAATTCGGTGCCAAACTTGCAGGAGCCATTCACAAAGTAACGCTCGAAGGTGAGCTGTCACTGTAAAGGAGATAAACTATGAGCTATTCAAACAGGGTGGCTTCGTATGACGGCGCGGAAGTGAATATCATTTTTTTTGGGCCCGTTTCAGGTTTAGCCAAAGGGACGTTTATTGACATTTCTAGGGATAATGATGCCTATGCCGATGAGGCGGGAGCTGATGGTGAGATTCTGCGCGGAAAGAGTAATGACCGGCGAGGAACTGCTACAATTCGTTTGATGCAAAGCTCCCAGACCAATCAGGTTTGGAGCGCTCTACAGATTCTGGACGAAAACTCACCGAACGGGGACGGGATAGGTCCGTTTTTTGTAAAAGACAACTCTGGTACTACATTATGTGCGGCTGCAGAAGCCTGGATAACTAAACCGCCTACGGTAACATTCGCAGATACGCCAGGAGAAGTGCGCGAGTGGAATATTCGCCTCGCGAATTTGGAGATTTTTGTAGGAGGTAATTAATGAGCAGGCAGGATTTATACAGCACTACTATTAACGGGACATTGTACGAAATGAACATGTTAGATCCGGATGTTTCTGAAACATTATTCCGTAGAGTTGCTCAGAAGCTTTCGGCATCTGTCGGTATGGCGTTTGACGTAGCTATGGGTAATAAAAAATCCATTTACGATTCGCACAATCTAGGTGAGGCCTTACTAGCAATTGAACTTCCTGTTGATTTTCTGAAAGATCTTTTTCGAGATCTTACTAGTGTTTTAGACGACGCTACGATGAAAGATTTGAAAGAGGCTTTTATCAGCGTGACGCAGATACAACCCCCAGGTGAGCAATATAAAGGCACTGTGCCACTTAGTAGATTATACAAACTGCACTATCGCGGGAATATAGGAGAGCTCTATAAATGGCTAGCATGGGGGGCTAAAATACAATGGGGAAAGTCCTTGCTCGGCTCGTTTGGCGAAGAGATTGGGAATCTAAGTGCCACTATGAAAAATGTTGCCAGAACCGAACGAGCCGAGGAGAAATCACAATCCCCCAATTTATCAGTTGGTTAAAATGGAGAATCGTATTGAACAAAATCGCAACATTGCAGGAGGTGAATAGTCAATACGATCTCATTGAAATTTTAGATGCTCATATTCTGTTAGATCTACAAGAGGAAGTGCAGCGCCCGAAAGGTAATGAGTAATGGTTGTTAAAGAAATTTTTGCACTGCTCGGTGTTAAAACAGATCCAAAGGGCGTGCAGGAAGCTAACTCTTATGTAAACAATCTGATCAATCTCGCAAAAACAGCGGCCGCTGCATTTGCTTCTATAAAAATAGGGGCATGGATAAAAGACGCTATTAATGACGTATCCACACTGGGTGATCAGTTTGGGAAGATGGCTGCGCGCACTGGCACATCTGTTGAGTTTCTTCAGAAAATGGAACATGCAGCGGAACTCTCTGGGGCATCTCTGTCCGATGTTGAAACATCACTCAAAAAATTACAAATAGCGCAATCGGAAGCATCCGAGGGAACTGAACTATATCTATCCGAGTTTGCGCGTCTGGGTGTGGGTATTTATGATATTAATGGGAAGCTAAAACCCACCGAAGAATTATTTTTAGATTTATCAGACGGACTAAAAGAGCTCGGAACTGATACCGAACGCACGGTGGTTGCTACTAAATTACTAGGTCGTGGTGGAACGACCTTGATTCCCATGTTCAAACAGGGATCTTCTGCTGTCCGCGAGATGATGCAGGAGCTGGAGGATCTTGGTGGTGTTATCGATCACGATACAATAAAGGCTTCCGAAGGTCTGATCGATCAGCAGAGTCGTTTGGCTGTTGTTTTGCGCGCGGGCAAGGTATTATTGGCCCGTGAAATGATCCCACTAATGACAGCGGCTGCGGAAGCTATTATCAAATGGTGGAAGGCAAATAAAGATTGGTTGCGTGATAACATAGTACCAGTTTTAGACAACCTTGTGCAGATAATTGGGAATGTAGGAAAAGCATTTTCACAAGCCATTGGCTGGATTGTGGATACCGTTTCCAATATGGATGATCTCCATCAAACTATATTGGGTGTAGGGGTTGCTGTAACAGCGCTAAGTGCGCTTTTGCTGTCGGGTCCTATTGGTCAATTTATAGTACTCGCAGGGCTCCTAGCCGTGCTCATCGATGATTTTGTCGTGTGGAGAGAGGGTGGAGAAAGCGCCATCGGCGGTGTTGTTGATAAACTCAACGAAATGCTTGGTATTGATATTGAATCATGGGTTAATAATGGGATTGATGTATTCAAGGGATATGCATCCGGCGTACAGGACGCATGGACGGGAATTATAGGTACTGTTTTATCATTCGTTCAATTTTTTATCGATGTTTGGGACGATCCAACCCGTGCCTGGAATGTTTTTCTGATACAGCTAGAAGATGCATGGAAAGATTTTTTAGGCAATACAGATTCAATTTTAGTAGAATGGGCACTCTCTATTCGCGATCTTTTTGTTGGAGTATTCACATCAATTGGGGAATCGATTGGGGCATTTGTCCAGTTTTTTATAGATCTGTGGAATGATCCTAAACAAACTTGGATAGATTTCACGAACGGTCTTAAACAGGCGTGGGATAGTTGGGTTGGTGTTATTCCTGGTTCGCTGACTGAACTTGGAAAATTACTGGCGGAATGGGCTACTGATATTTATAATATGATCACGAAACCATTCACAGCACTTTCTGGCTTTATCTCTGGGATTTCTGGTAAGAAGATTGAACCTCCGAAACCTGTTGAAATTTCTTATAAAGAGAAGATCATTCCTCTGTCGAAATCGGAAAAAACAAAAACAGAAAAACCAACGACAGAGCCGCAAAAAAAATCAGTATCTATTTTGGCAAAAGGTCTGGCCGCAATTAGTGGGAAAGATTTGCCGCAAGGCGAGTCCTTTTTAGAATCGGTTGGGAAAAAATTAGGTCTGCCTGATTTGGGAAAAGTCGGTGGTAAACTAGGAATGGGCGGGGCGGGCGGTAAAGGTAAGGGCAAGGAAAAATTTATAGAATTGGGAGGACTTCGGGAATTTCTTTCTGGTGATGCGATTACATCGCTGAAGACATTACTAGAAACGAAAGGGACTGGGGCTGAATTATT